TTCCAAAAGATCGTTCACAAGTCGAAACGGAACTATATTCGATGATCGGGCGCCATTTGATTCTCAAATCCGGAGATAAGAACGGAACTATAAGAATCTTCGGCACCTTGGACTGCCCGATGAAAGTTTCCGGAAAGCTGATCAAGCCTTCATCCATCGAGGGATTCAATGGCTACGAACTTCTTTTTACAGGTGAGTTCACCCATCCGGCGGCCTATTATGTTCCGCCGACCGGTCCAATTCCCGACGAGGAGATCACCGATTGATCCCATACCTTTTCAGTCCTTTATTTGGCGATAAAGCCAATATAATATTGTACCCTCGAAAAAGGGTACAATGAATCCCATCCTCAGTGAAATCTTCTCCGGCCCCTGGCTGATCTCCACCGAAAGAATGGCAGCTTATGCTTCCGTTCTGCTTTCGTTGATCAAAGGAGAGAATATTGCTGAAGGAGATTCGGCACTTGCAAGGGAAAGAAACCGTCCGTATATCCTGGCCGGTTCCGGGGATCAGAAACAACGCTTTGGATTTTCCGACACCAACATCCCTGCCGGCTCTGTAGCCGTCATCCCAATCCGCAGCGAAATCCTCAAATACGACCAGCCTTGCGGACCAAGGGGAACTCAGTCGCTGTTGAACGATGTTAAATCCGCTGACCAGAATCCGAAAATCAAGAGCATGGTTCTGGTCGTTGACAGCCCGGGCGGGCAGGTCGCCGGGACTGATCTGCTAGCAGAAGCCATCAAAAATTCAACCACACCGGTGGTCGCATTCGTCGATGGTCTCGCTGCAAGCGCCGCATACTGGATCATCTCAGGTGCGGACAAGATCATCGCGAGCTCCGATCTTGATCGCATTGGCTCCATCGGCACCATGCTCATGGTGGAAGACCTCCGGCCTGCCCTGGAGCAGCTCGGGGTCAAATTCCATGAAGTCTATGCCAGCCTTTCGACCGAAAAGAACAAGGACTTCAACCAGGTACTTGAAGGGAATTATGATCAGTATCGAAAGAACGTCCTGGATGTAATCAATTCCAAATTCCTTTCGACTGTCAAGGCTTACCGGCCAAACCTGGATGAATCCACCCTGACGGGTAAAATCTTTTTTGCTCCCCAGGCCATCGAGCTGGGTCTGATCGATCAGATCGAAACCCTGGATCAGGCAATTGAAGAAGCCTTTTCAATGGCCGCAAATCCCGGGGAGCAATCCACAGAACTTGAAACCAAAAAATCTGAAACAATGAAAATGAAACTTTCCTGGAAAGCGATCCAGAACTTTTTCAAAATGGATCCTGCCGGCATTGAATCGCAGGAGCTGACCGATGAACAAGTACAGCAGATCAATGATCAGCTGGCCACGGTCACTTCCCGAAATGAAGAACTTGAAAAGCTGCTTTCCGATGAGCAAGCGGCTCATTCGGCAACCAAGACTGAGCTGGAAACCCTGAAAAATGAGGATGCCGGCAAAGAAACTGTCGCACCCAAGGGAAAAGACAAACTCCCCGGTGGTGGCGATGATCAGCCGGTCTTCGCCCATGACAAGATCGCCGATGAATACTGCGGCTGACACATTGTAAACCAATAAACCCGACAATAAAATGGCAGAAACAATTTCGTTACAGGACCTTAAAACTGCGTTCGGTACCTACATCGGTACCAACCAGAAGGATATCCTCAGGCTGCTCACCCAGCCGACCGTCTCTGAGAAATACATGACGACGGTCGCTTCCCTGGATCTTGTTCACCGTGCCTCGAAAGCGGTGATCGACGACCTGGTGCAGGGCTTCCAGAAGACCTGGACGCCCAAAGGCAAGGCAAAGTTCACCCCGATCGAGATCCCGCAGCGCCGGCACAAGATCGATCTTTCGTTCTATCCGGATGAGATCATGGAAACATGGCTCGGGTTCCTGGGCGACGAAGCCACCGACCGCAAGGCATGGCCGATCACCCGGTACATCATCGAGCAGCTCATCCTGCCCAAAGTCCTGGACAATCGCGAGCTGAAGCTGATCGGCACAGGGGATTATGCTCCTCCGGTGGATGGTACTGCCCAGGCTGTCGGCCTCTCGATGGATGGCTTTTGCACGATCCTCAAGGATAAGCATACCGCCGGAAACTCCAGCATCAACTTCATCACCCTGGAAGCTCTGACCGAAGAGAACATCTTCGACCAGGTGGAACACTTCGGGAAGAATGTCGATGCGCTGTACCTTGATCTTTCGATGAATGTCTTCCTTTCCCGCAAATGGTATGCTGCTTACCACCGTAAGCGCAGGGATCTGCATGGCATGGATACCAACTATACCGGGATGAAGGATGTGATTGAGGGCACGAACCTGACTCTGGTTCCGCTTCCTTCGATGACCGGGGAGAACATCGTTTTCACCACACCGAAGGAAAATTTCATCCGCCTGATCAACCGCAACAACGGCGCTTCCAACATCACCGTGGAAAGCGTTGACCGCCAGATCAAGGTCTTTGCCGACTGGTACGAGTCTGTCGGCTTCGGCATCGAAGAAGCAGTATTTGCCAGCGTTCCGGCTTAACCCTAAAAATCCGAAAGAAAATGAGCATACCATTGTTTGACCTTTTCAAGCCTACCGTGCGAAATGCCGGTGGTGGCGGCGGAATAAAATCCGAGATCATCCTGATCATGGAGGGTGATATCGACTGGACCGCTTACCCTGACCGGGATGCTGATGGAGTTACAATCTCCACAGATATCCCCCTTCTGACCGGCAAGTATATGCACAGCTTTTATATGACCCAGGGAACCATCAAACCATCCCAGAAAAAGCTCAAAGGTTCCAACCAGGACTGCGGCGGCTATGAGATCGGGGTTGAAGGCTTTTATCCCGGGATTGAAAAGGCTGTGCAGAAATGGATCGCCAATTTCGGTATCGACTTCAAGGGGATCGTTATCATCCAGAACTGTGCTTCGGCCAAGCGTTACCTGATCGGCGAACCTTGCAACCTGGTTCATCTCGAAACTATCGAGACCACATGGGGCGAGGAAATCGATAAGGACAAGGGACACAAGTTCGGCTTCCTGTGCAAGCAGGGAGCACCGATGGCTTTCTATGAAGGCGCCTTGGCGATGGATCCCAATCCGCCCGTCAATTAAATTGCAGCTTCTGTAGTGTTTTCATAGGTGTTAGTTTGAGCCTGTCGGAGAGATCCGGCAGGCTTTTTTTTTCAGGGAGCAACGAATTGATATTATTGTAATTTTACATGTTCTTGAAATTAAATACTATGTTTTTTACAATATTGAAATGATCATCTAATTGAACCAAGTATGGCAAACAGTAATCTCACAAATGCCAAAAATGCTAAAAACGACGAGTTCTACACGCAATATCATGATATTCAAAAAGAAATTGCAGCGTATTTAGAATATGACCCAGATGTGTTCCGTGGTAAAACTGTACTATTACCCTGCGATGATCCGGAATGGAGCAATTTTACCAAATTTTTTGCTCAAAATTTTGAACGGTTTGGTCTGAAAAAACTCATCAGTACCAGTTATGCGACAGATAGCAAGAACTATAAAACCAATTATCAGCCAACACTTTTTGAAGTTAACGATCCTCAATTCGACAGTTATAAAACCAAAAAAAACGGAAAGATATTTACCTTGACTCATGACAAGTCTGGTGACGGAAAGATTGATGTGAATGACTTGGAGTGGCATTACCTTGAAGGTGATGGTGATTTTAGAAGTGATGAGATCAAAAAGCTACGTGATGAGGCAAACATTATCATTACCAATCCTCCTTTCTCATTGTTTCGCGAGTTTTTAGCATGGATTGAAGAAGCTAAAAAACAATTTGTGATTATCGGTAATCTGAACGCTATTACCTACAAGGAAGTTTTCCCACTGATAAAGCAAAATAAACTTTGGCTTGGGCCGAGTATCAAGAGTGGGGATCGCGAATTTCAAGTACCTGATGAATATCCATTAAATGCCGCAGGTTGGCGAATTGATAAAGAAGGTAGGAAGTATTTGAGAATAAAAGGTGTTCGATGGTTTACGAATCTTGACCATGGACGTCTTCACCAAATGCTGCCATTGATGACTTTAAAAGAAAACTTAAAATACAGTAAGCATAAGGAGATCAAGGGTAAAGAATCTTATGAGAGATATGATAATTACGATGCTATTGATATACCTTTTACCGACGCTATCCCTAGTGATTACGAAGGCATTATGGGTGTGCCTATTAGTTTTCTTGATAAATACTCTCCCGATCAATTTGAAATTTTTGGAATGTGTGAGAATGAAGATTTATATCAGCTGAAAACAAAGGTTTATACTACAGCGGAGTGCAAAAAAGCATATATTGATAAATTTGGGAAAAAAGGAACATATGATTTGAATGCAAGTGGGGTAGTAATTCGCAATGGTTTATTAGAAAAGGTCTATCAAAGAGTACTTGTAAAACATAAGAGCAAAGTATGAAAACCACCTTAAAAACTGAAATTACTGTTAAAGATATCTGTGAAGGATTTGTCTATAACGAACTTGAAGGTAAGGGATTATTTGGACTTTCTGGTAAATTGACAATTCAGCCGGAATATCAACGAAATTATATCTATGCAGACGGCAAAAAGGATGTGGCTGTTA